AGGATATTGAAGCGGATGTAAAACGACTTGGGGATGCTTATCGTATAGCATTGAAAAGGAATCCGTTATCAGCAAATGGCAAGTTAGAAGAATACAATGCTGCCCGCAAAGCTCTTGATGAAGAAAAGGCGGCTTTATTTGGATTAACCCAACAACAAGCCGAAGCGCGTCTTTCCGTAAAGAAACTTCGGGATGAATACGCCCTTTACAATGATAATGCTAAGGAAATCGTAGAAAGTAACAACGGTATCGCTATTTCTTGGAAGAAAGCATTGGCGGTTATTGGTGGTGCTGGAGTATTAAAGGCATTAGGTTCTGAAATAATTCGTGTTCGTGGAGAATTTCAATCCATGCAGACCGCTATTGAGACTATGGTTGGAAAGGATATGGCAGGGCAACTGATTCCGCAAATCAAGGAGCTGGCTAAGATTTCTCCACTTACTATGTCAGATATGGTTGGAGCAGAAAAGATGATGCTTGGATTTAACATACAAGCAGAAGACACTATCAAATACTTGAAAGCCATTAGTGATATTTCTATGGGGGAATCCAGTAAGTTCAATTCGCTGACTTTGGCATTTTCACAGATGTCAGCAGCGGGTAAACTTATGGGGCAGGATCTGAATCAAATGATAAACGCTGGATTCAACCCGTTACAGATTATCTCCGAAAAGACCGGAAAATCTATCGCAACTTTGAAAGATGAAATGTCCAAAGGTGCTGTTTCCGCTGAAATGGTTCAACAGGCATTCATTGATGCAACTTCCGCAGGTGGTAAGTTCTATAATATGTCTGAGAATGCTTCAAAGACTATCAATGGTCAGTTGTCTATGATGCAGGATGCTTTGGATTCCGTGTTTAACGAATTGGGAATTAAGTCAGAAAGTGTTATCATGGACGGTATTCAAATGACAACTTCGTTGATTCAGAATTATGAAACAGTAGGGAAGGTCTTGGCTGGATTAGTGGTTACTTATGGTACATACCGGACCGCAGTGATGCTTGTTACTGCTGCCGAAAGTAAACATACTCT